TTTATCGAGTTGCAAATCGTAATGATGTACAATTGGCATTATTGGCATATAATTATTATACTAGTTTTAATCGTAATTATGCCAGATTTTGTATTGAATGGAACGAAGTTAAACTCAAAGCTATGGATTCTGATTATTGGCTTAAGTTAGGAGATAAAATGAAAGATAGAATGAAACAACCTAAGTATTTTTTAATAATTGGGGGTGCAGTTTCTTCTATTTTGATAGCTTACAAATTATATAATCGTTTATCACCTCAAGGTGATGTATCTGAGGAGATAGGTCAGACTCCTGTGGCTGAATTAAATGGAAGAGAAAATGTTTGGTATAATAATTCTATTGATTTGACATCAGCCAATTTTACTCGTGAGAGTAGTTCATCCAAGAGTATGGAATTTACAGATTTTTGTAAAAAGATATCTGATAATGTGGCACGTTTTCAGTGCAAGTATGAAAGTGGTATGACTAATAGAGGTAGATTATTAGCTTTAGGAGGACATATTTATATTACTAATAATCACAATTTCTTACCCATTGAAAATTGTGCAAAATTATCTGTTACATTTTCTTCTAAAATAGGTGTAAATTCTAATATAGATTTAAGTTTAACAGAGAATGATATTCATAGAATACCTGGACATGATTTAGCCTTTCTTACTCTGCGTGAGTTACCACCAAAAAAGAACATTACTAAATACATGCAAGTAGGTGAAGCAAATGGTATATTTAATGGATGTTATGTTGGTAGAACTAATGATGGAGAAATTACATACAATACAGTAAAAAATATTTCACTTGATAAAGAAAAGAAATTTAATTTTCCAACTTACGGCATAGATGCGAAACATCGTGTCTGGACGGGAAAAGCAGAAAATCAAACAATTGAAGGAGAATGTGGTATGCCTCTAATTATTAATAGTAGTTATGGATACACAATAGTTGGTTTACATTTTTTGGCATCCACTTATAGACCGGGGATTATTCATGCCACAAATCTTGATGGAGATTTTGTTCGTACAGTCTACGATAAGTTGAATAACTTTAATATCTCTAGTGGAGAATTTACATTAGTTTCTGCCAAAGATAATGAACGTAAAATAACCGATTTGCATAAAAAATCTGTATTTCGTTATATTAATGATGGTAGTGTACATATCTATGGATCATTTACAGATTTTCGTGGTAAGTCAAAGTCTAGTGTAATGTTAACACCTATGGGTGAATATTTAACAGCTGAAGGTTATAAAATCAAATTCACTAAACCTGAGATGAGATCTTGGGTTCCATGGCATATCGCAGCTAAGGATTTAGTTAAACCTATTAATACTATTAGATCTGATATTCTTGACAAATGTGTCGAGTCATATTTCCAAGATGTGATGGATAATATTAATACTGATGATATATCCAATATGATGATGGTTTTAGATAATTTTACTACTATTAATGGAGCTCAAGTTGCTTATATTGATAAAATTAATAGAAATACTAGCGCAGGAAATCCTTGGAAAAAATCCAAAAGATATTTTATGGATGCATGTCCACCACGAAATGGAATGTTAGATCCAGTTGCCGTCAATGATGAGATCATGGATAGAGTTGACGAGATTATATTAACTTATAAGAGTGGGAGACAAGCACATCCCAATTTTTGTGCTCATTTGAAAGATGAGCCTGTGTCGTTTAATAAAGCTAAAATTGGTAAGACCCGAGTTTTTACTGGAGCAACATTTGATTGGACTATTGTTGTTAGAAAATATTTATTATCATTTACAAGATTGTTGCAAAATAATAGATTAGCTTTTGAGGCCGGGCCAGGAACTATAGCTCAGTCTTTAGAATGGCAAGAATTATATGATTATATTGTTAAACATGGATTGGATCGTATTATAGCAGGTGACTATAGAATGTTTGATAAGAAAATGACTCCTAAAGAAATTTTAGCAGCTTTTGATATTATCATAAAATTTTGTAAATTATCGGGTAATTATACAGAGGAAGATATACGAGTTATTCGTGGTATTGCTGAAGATACAGCCTTTGCGTTGGTTGATTTTAATGGTGATCTTGTGCAATTATTTGGTTCAAACCCATCAGGAAATCCTCTCACAGTTATTCTTAACGGTATAGTTAATAGTTTACGTGTACGTTATGTGTATTATTTATTGAATCCGAACTCTGAAGTTCATACTTTTAAGAAGAATGTAAGTTTAATGACATATGGTGACGATAATATAATGTCAGTCGCTCAAGGGTGTGATTGGTTCAATCACACGAACATATCTAACAAATTTGCTGAGTTAGATATAGGTTATACTATGGCGGATAAAGAAGCAGAAAGTGTTCCTTTTATTCACATAGATGAATCTTCTTTTCTTAAGAGAAAATGGAGATTTGATACTGATTTAGGGTGTATGCTGGCACCCTTGGATCATGATTCAATTGAAAAGATGTTGATGGTCTGGAACCGTAGTAAAGTGGTAACAGAAGAAGCTCAAGGAATCGATGTAATATCAACAGCACTGAGAGAATATTTCTTCTATGGAAAAGAGATATATCTAAAGAAGATGAAGATGTTTAAAAAACTAGTTCATGATCTTGATTGGGAGGATTGGGTCACAGAGTCGACCTTTCCCGATTATGAGGAACTAAAAGCAGGATTCATCAAGAGTTCACGTCATTGTAAAATTTATAAGGATTATTTTACAATTGAAGACGGAAAGTGTTAATCCACAGATTATTTGTTCATTTTATGTCTGTCTAAAATATGATTGTATCGTCCTCAATTATATGTTAAAAAGTAAATGTCGAAATCACAAGTGTAGCACTTGTGTCTGTACGGAATCAATAATTATATCGTTTTCACAATTTCGTAGTGAGAGATTATTGAGTGGGGCCTATGACTGTAAGCCCACATAGTGTGGTAAAGGTACAGGACAGTTTGTCAATATTTTTATGTTTAATGTCAAAATACAAAACCAAAAAGAGAATTTATCAAATTCTAATTATATGTCGAGATTTTGTGGAGTCTCATGTCAAAACTCTACAGGCTTTGTCAGCCTTAATAACAATTATTATCAATGTGTACCAAGCGAGTGTGTAGTTCAATCAGATGTGGATACTGTGGTTGAAAAACAGGTTACAACTGAATTTGTTGATGAGAAAGTTTCGAATACAGACTTAGAAGCCACTTCTAAAATGTGGTACCAACCAACTAATACAGCCGATTCAGATTTGAAAGATTTTCTTAGTAGACCAGTTAATATACATAACACTACTTGGGCTGTTGGTGGAGGAGTAGGGACAACATTTGATCCCTGGACCTTATTTTTAAGATCAACCAATATTCAATATAAGTTACATAATTATGCTTTTATTCGGTGTGATCTAAAAATTAAAATTATGGTTAATGCTTCACCTTTTTATTATGGAGCCTTTCTTGCATCGTAT